GTTGTTTATTTTTCATATTCAATATCATCCTTATTCGTTTCCTTGTAGGTGTTGGAGGCGTCCTTATATGTCTTGTTCAAAGTATCCATAATAAGTTTTTGTCTTTCCTGCTCCGTTGAACACGTTGCAAGTTTCTTGTTAAATTCATCTTCAGAAACACCTGCCCAATTCAGCGCATCGGCAAGAGGCCCTGTAACCTGACCGACTTTTGCTGTCTCATTCGCTGCCTCTGTAAGCCCCTCAATTGGTAATGAATCTCCAAATGTTGCGAATACACCGGTGCAAATATTTGTCCATGTATCCAAATCTTTTTGATTATCTGTGAGCACCGCTAGATGATTTGCTGCTTCAACTGCCTGTCCGGAATCTCCAAGAATTGATTCAAGGTCAGAATATGTTTTCTTCGCAGAATCTGCTGAGTGCCCGGACGTTTGAAATGCTGTTGTTAATTTCCCCATTTCAACTCTGTACTCTCGTGTGCTGTTGGCTGCTGCCACCGCCGCACCTCCTACAGCAATTGCCGCACCACCTGCCACCTTAACAGTACCGGCAACCATACTTCCAACTTTTTTCCCTGCATTTCCAATTCCGGTTAATACTTTTGACATCTTTCCACCGGAATCGCCCGCTTTCTTTGTGGTTTCATCGATTGCCTCGTTCGCACTTGACGTATCAACAGCAATTGAGCCTATAAGCTTAAAAAGTTCCATTTTACCTCTCCTCCTTTCCTCTGTATTTCTCTATCCGTCATTTGGATTGAAATTTTTCAAAATATCTCTCGAATAACTAACGGTTGTTTCAAAATCGATGTTCTGTGATTCTGCTTCCATCGGCTGTTTTATTGATCTTCTGAATTCTTCATAGCTGTTTTCAAAATCCTTGTGAAGCCATACATCGAATAGCATTTCATCCATAACTCTTTTGTTGTTCATGTCGAAAACTTCACTGACGAATTCTAAAAATCTTCCGCATTCAAGCATAGAATCAAGCAACAAAAATGGACTTGCATATCGACTAAACAGCAAGTCCATAAACGTCATATCACCTATTTGAACAATTCTGAAACAACCTGAATAAAATCCTTGAATTCATCTTTTTTTACTACAGCCACAACCATTCTTGCAAATTCATCTAACGGAAGTTCTGCAACATCCGTCTCTTTTAATCCGGATATACCGGACAAAAATTTGTAAATATCTTTTTCACAATCCGATACGTGATCTAATATAATTCCAATGACATCCGTAATAATTGCTATGCCAATGGAATTCAAATTCTTTTTACCATCACTCTGAATCATCTTTTTTACTTCCTCTGATTCAAAGCAGGCTTTAAATTCCTTAACACCAATTTTACGGATAATGTTAAACATAGGGAACATATCTTTGCTGCATAATTTCCTTAATTCGTAAGTTGTTTCTGCCATTTTTCAAACATCCTTTCTGCTAATTATCTTTTTCAGTTATCAACTATACCGCTTTGGGATAGTAAATCTTCCAAGGCAGCGTATCGAGGTCTGTATCATCTTCAATATCTGCGTGACAAGCAAATGTATAAGCTCCAACAGCACCCTCTTTTGATTTCCCTTCCTGCTCCATTCCGGAGGTACACAATGTGTTCTCGAAAATCACAATAATGTTTCTTCCGTCCAGCATCTGACCAACAAATGCAATATTATCGTAATAATCACCATCTGAAAGCGAACTTTTAGATTCAATGAGTGTATACGAACTGTCTTCTGAACTTCCATTCTTGCCGATAGTGGAGGATTTAATAATTTCCTCTGTCAACTCAACAAAGTTAATTTCCATTTCTGCAGTTTCGCCAATTTTCTGTTTCAATCCTTTCGTTGGTACAAGCACACCATCCACTTCAACATCATAAAACTCCGGCGTAATGGACACTTTAGAGCCACCGCTCGTTGCTCCAATGATTGACTCTTCAAAGTTCCATCCGCTTTCCGCTTTATACTCTAAATTTTTGTGAATCGTACCGGCACCAAAAAGAATGTTTTTCGGAGTGCCGGTTGTCACACCTGTTTTCCCTGCTTTTGACATAATCACTTCACCTTCCATTCTTTGATTGTTAAATTAATTTGTATCTTCTTCAACGCAGCATCACCTGTCGGAACAGCGAAACTGTTTGAATAAAAAATAGCCACACCGGAACCACTCGCCGTAATTTCCGTGTGACCATTGACCGCATCAAAATATGCTTGTATCAATTCTTTTATTTCTTCTAAAGAAAGCCATGTCCCCCTTGTATATCCAGTCAGAATAAAGGATGACTCCTGCAAACCATCTTCCGTAGATTGTTGCGTTTCACCATACTCACCAACAAAATATGGATACTTTATTTCTGATGTCCATTCCATAAACTCATAATTTAAACCAAGGCTTTCCATCGAATCCGATATGATTTTTAGGATTTCTTTTGTCATTTCCCCAGTCCTTTCAATATACTTTCAAGTCTTTTCTGGATGGCATTCTTTTTTGCTAAATATGCGGTGTAAAACGGTCTTTTTGCCCTTTTACCGGAAGTCTCAACATAGTCCACACCGCCTTTTCCATGCACAACTTTCATCCCGTAAGCATCAACTACATTTTGGGAAATCTGACCCTCTGCATTACCAATAGGTATATACCATTTTCCTTTGCGGCCATCGCCATTCAATGCATATTCACCGGTTCCAAACTCTTCCCAAATTGCATTTTCCATTGGATTTCCAATAGTAGCCTCCAGTTTTGATTCATCTACCTGGTAAGTCCATTCGCTTTTGGTTTTACCACCGCTAACCTTTCCTACGGCAGTATTCCTTTGCGTCTGCGAAACCAAAGCACCTGCTGCCTCATGAAGAAACGCTACTGCTTCGCTTTTCATATCTGCTTTAATGCGTATATGATTATCTTCAAATTTTACGGACATCCTAATCACCACCTGTATATTTCAAATAGATTTCCATCTGTTTATGCATTTCCATCGGATCGTCTATCAGCATCACATCATATGACTTTGAATTTACCATCATTCTTGTACTTTCAGCTGATACCTTGACAACTTTTCCATCAACTTCAAAAACATCAGGAATCGGCATGTAATCCATTAAGAACACATGCGTAGATTCCTGTATTTTTGCATTGAATGTTGCATACTTGGAATCTCCTGAAGAAAGGTCAAGCCATCCACGCAACGCCATAACATCGTGCCATGATTTCACGGATTCTCCGATTTCATTCTTTGTGGTGGCAGATACTTGAAGGATTGCCGTAATGTTTCCACCAATCATTCAAATCCCTCCTAAAACCTTGCTTTCATGTAAGGCTTCAAAAAACCAAGCAATGACTTTGGATAGCCCATTGAAGAATTATCACCATCCATATTGAAATACGTTACGGAGTGTCTGCTGAGTGTCTCCGATTGGATTCCCACTTTATCACGGTTTTCCAAATCCCATTTCAGCATGTTAATAACTCCCATCTGAACGTCCTTCGGATATTCAATTTTGGTACAAAGAACACGTCCTTCATCCAATACAGTTTCATTCACGGTAAAGATATCTTTTTCCGCCTCTTTGACCGTATACAGCCCCTCATTTAACTGCGATTCCGTAATTTGCACCGTATCACCAATCCTGAAGGACGTTATGTCATCGGCAAAGAAAAGACCGCCAACAATATCAGCGGTTCTTCTATATGCTCTTTTCTGAAAATTGTTATTCGTGTATCTCCTGATAAGCAGTTCAAGTGCCTGAAGTTTCGCTTCAAGCACATTGTCTGTCAAGTCAGATTGCACAAATGTTTTAAACTCTTCAACTGACATTATCATAAGGGAGCCTCCTTATTTACCAAACTTACCAAGAACAACCTTTGCCGAGTTTGTAAGTGCAACACCGTAATACTTAGCCGCCGTAATATCATGGCGCTGTTTCTTCGGCAGCCACTCGTGGTCAACCTGCGTATCTTTCTTCAAAAAGATTGTAAGAGCCGGAAGCTCATCTTCCGTATACTCAGTCTCAGGAGAATCCGGCTCCATCTTAATAACAGGGCAGAGATAAGCAGCAGATGCAGCGGCTACCCCTTTTGTAGTAGTTGCTGTTACTACTTTCATAGAGCCTTCTGTCACAACTACCGGCAGTCCGGAGCCTTCTTTTCCAGAGTCTTCCGTTGCTGTAATCGTAGTTCCTGAGGCTGTCCACGTATAGCAGGAAAGTACTTCGTTTTCTGAATCATTCAGTTTAGCAGCCAAAGCAGTTGCATTACCGGTCGCAGTATCCGTTGACAACAAGAAATCCGTTCCGGCTACAAATGGTACTCCATTAATAATAATTTTGTCGCCATTCGATGCCTTTGTATCGATTTTGATTGTGTAAACACCGGCAACGGCATTTACTGCGTCAACTACTTTTACCTTTTTAGATTTCTTAATCCAACATCCTGCAATTTTACCGATTGCACCATTCACTGCAACACCTGCCTGGAATTTATCAGCAGATAAGAAATCCTTGTCCTTCAAAAGTGTTGTTTCCTGTCGTGGATGAATGAACATAACTTTATCAATACCATCCTCTTCATCCTCGAACTTCGTCACACAGTCAACCACAGCATCATATCCAATCGGATTATCTGATTTGTTTACTGTAATCGGTGCTGTATACGCTGCGTCAAGCAAATCATTGTCAACTTTTCCGATGATAGAGTCTGCAAGCTGTTTTTCCGACTGTCCAACTGGATTTCCAAGACCTGAATTAATTGCCGTCTGCAAAATGCCAATGGATTTAGCGGCGCATTTAATTGTGAAGGTTGTGCTGCCTGCTGTCAGATTGGTCAATTCAATCTCATCACCATCTTCATTTTCAGGATCGAAATCCTGCGCATCTCCAATGTAATTCCACGAAGGAACCGTTTTGGTATCTCCCGGTACTCCCTGAAGCGTAGTATCCACTTTGGCATAAGGAATAAGTTTTGCCTGTGCATTGATTTTCGCTTCAATCATATCACCCATAACCTGTGGGTTAATAACGTCATTTAATTTTGTTGTTGGCATAGTTTTTACCTCTTTTCTTTCTTATTTACGAATTCATTGCAGCCGCATACGCCTCCGGATTTTCTTGTGCAATCCTTGCACGTTCCGCATACGGTTTTTTCAGCAATTCGCTCTTTGTTAATGTGTCCTCGTTGTTATTGTTAGGAAGCGTATTTGGTGTGATGATTCTTTCACCACCTGAAGCACTTTCAAACATTGCCGGGAACTGCGTCTTGAGACCTGCAAGCATATCATCCCAGCCTTTAATGTTATCATTTTCATCCAGTTCCAGAGATGAATTCTTTTCCTTCATCTTCTCCTTTAATTTGAATGACAAATAGTCAACATCAACGGCATTCTCAGAAAGCAGGGCAACCTTAACTGCGGATTGCAATTTGGTTTCCGCAAGCTGGCTCTTCAGGTTTGCAACTTCTGTTTCATAACTGCTAATCTTCTGCTGCAATCCTTCTTCCCCTTTGGTCGCTTTTTTCAAATCAGCAATCAATCCATTTGCAGTTGTAAGTTCCGCATCTTTTCCAGCAATCAGATTGTTCAGTTTTTCAACCTCGGATTCATACTTGCCCTTTCCAACATATTCACCTTCTGACAAGTCAGCATATCGAACATGCTTTAACTTGTCAGGTTCCTTTGCATTGACCTCGTCAAGTTTAGCCTGTACTTGTGCATACAACTCTTTACCTAACAAATCTTCTAACTTCATATCATTTCCTTTCCCATGCCGACAAACTTGCAGCATGCGTGACAGTTTTATCTCCTTATCACAGGGATTGATTCAGCATAGTTTTCATGTCATAAGCCTATTTTGGACATATAAAAAGGACACCATTTCTGATGTCCTTATTTGTTAAACCAGTGCTTTCGCAATTGCTTCTGCACATTTTGCCGCATCCCATTTCTTTGCATCATCTTTGTCATCAACAAAGCAGCATTCAATCAACATTGCAGGGGATTTTGTTTTTCTAAGCACATACAATGATGTGTTTACCTTTACGCCTCTGTTTGTAATGCCTAATGCTTTAGAAATGTTTTTGCAGACCTGTTCGGCATCTTTCTTTGCTTTGGAAGTATTTGAATAGATATATACTTCAACGCCGCCCGTTTTTCCGTCGCCTTTTAAATCATCTCTTCCTGAGTTCAGATGGATGGACACATCACGCTTCACTGTATGTGCATTGCATTTTTTCACAATCTTTGTCAGGCACCCTGACTGTGTTGTTTTCTCATCGCATGTACAGTCATAAGCTGTATGACCTTCCTTTTTCAGTAATACAATTACTTTGTTTTTCTCTTTACGTGCTTCTGTAGATTCTTTCAGGATGCCAACAGCACCTGATGCACCTTTTCCGTCAGGACAATGTCCTGCATGAATATTAAATTTTGCCATTTCTTATTCTCCTTCCTTTGTTTCAACTTCCGGAATACCTGCAACCGATGTCAATATTGACAAAACACCTGCCAGTGCCGATGCAGATACTACCATCAACCAATTAACCTGATTAATCACTGCTGCTGTTCCAATTGTCGCCACAGCAGTTTGTGCGGCAGTCTTGATTGCTCGAATTCCTGCCGCTTTCAACCATGCTTTGTTCACCATTTTCACCTTCTTTCTTTATACATATAAAAAAGACAGCCTTTTTGACTGTCTTTGATATCAATTTTATTATTTATCCCGCCTATAGTCTGATAGTGGTTATCACATTGCCGATAAACTTTGCTGTCTTTTTCATAATGGAATTTTCTTGTAAATATTCTATTCCATTTGGTGTTATCCTTGTATTACAATGTAACCTGACAAGCGGTTCTGCCCCATCAACCGACACAATAGATACGTTCTCAACCAACCCATCTTTGACCATATTCTCCCATATGTATGACCAATAGCCATATTCTATTGGAAAATCTTTCACTTGTGGTCGCAGATATTCTTCATCCGGTTGTTTTCCATTCCTTATACATCGATATAAATACGATAATATTCTATATACCATCAAAAAATAATCATCTCGTGCCATATAATCTCCTTTCAAAAAAAGCACCCTGCAATTAACCGCAAAGTGCTTTTATAATACTTTTTTTATATCAACGATACTGATTTCTTCCGTGTCAATATCACCGTTCCTCTCTATATCAGCAATAAATGATTTTTCATCTTCAAATATTTCAACTATTGATGCCTTGCTTCCATCTTGCATCAAGACTCTATCGTACTGTTTAATTTTCATTTTGTCGCCTTCTTTCTTGTTACGTAAACACTTGTCAGTCTCTTTTCGCCACCATCATCAATCCAAGCAGTCATCACGTTTGCTTTTTTCCCATTCTCGCCTTTTAATTCCATAACATATTCGTACAA